CAAGACTAGCAGCCTGAAGGGGAATATCTGGTTTTATAATAATCTTTGCAATCATAGTTAAGGCAACGGTCAATTCTTCATCCTGCATATAGTCTGCAATCTCTGTTAAACCATTTACCATATCAAGTGTTGTTTTTTGTGGTCCTGTTTCAGACATCATATTCCTCTTCTGTTAATTGTTCTAGCATATTCATTTCAATTATAGCAAGTCTTACTTTCGTATTCCCTTCTCCAAGAATTACAACAATGGCTGGAGATTTATCTCTACCCGCTTGGATAGAGTCAGTAACAGCCTTAGCCCATACATCTTTATTTAATGTAAAAGATTTATTGGCTTCCTTAAAATCAACAACAAATCCTCTCCAAGTGGCGTCACCTTTTTGTGTGTTCCTACCTGAATTCTTATGTTGTTTTGCACCTATTCTTTTTGATTCATTCTTTTCACTCATTTGTAAAATCTTTCTTTCTTTTCTTTGGAGGTATAAGTCCAACTTTTGAAATATGTTTTTGTGTACACATCCATGTTGCATCTCCAGTTTCTTTCCAATATCTTAAAGATGTAACGACTTCTTCACAAGTTTTACATGGCCACTTGCCAGGATATACAGTAAATTTTGACTCAAGCATTAATTATTTTTGCCTTAAGTTGTTCTTGTAAATTTAGGTCTTCTTTAACACGATCTATAAAACCATCACGGCCTTGTACTTTTGTTCCGTCATCTAACTGATACCAAGCACCAGTTCTATTAACTAGCCCCATTGATTCTGCGGTATCAACTAAATCTCCTATTGCATCAATACCAATATTGTCACCTCTAAAATAAAAATCATACTCACCAGATTGGAACCCTGGAGAGGTTTTAGAAAATTGTAACTCCCAACGAATCTTTCTGCCAATTTTTTCTTCAATTAGTTTGTCCCCAATCTTAATCTTTCCTTTGATTGCTTGATTTTCTGACTCAGAAGAAAACAATTTAATCACACAAGATGAGTAAAACTTAGTAGCCTGACCGCCAGAAGGCTGTTGACTTGTGTACATTGCATTAATATTATTTCTTGATTGTGAAATAAGAACAAGCAATGTAGGTTTTACTTTGTTGTTAGCGTAGTTAAGCATTTTCCAAGCATTGCTAAAGTCTCTAGACTCTGCACCAATTTGTTTTGTATTTTCAAGTGCTTTCATTTCATCTGAATCTTTTTCAAAATATATAGCAGGAAGCATTGAAGTAATTGAATCAACTACAATAAGATCAACTCCAGCGTTCATTAGTCCAACACCAACGTCTACCATATCGCTAATAGTACGTGCTTGTGAGTAAATTAATTTTGTTGGATCTACCCCAAGTTGTTTTGCCCAATCTTCTGAGTAAGACATTTCAGAATCAATCCATGCACAAACCTTGCCTTCTTTTTGTGCTAAAGCAATCATTTGTAAACACATAGATGATTTAGCGGACGATTTGCTACCCCATATAAGAACTTGTCTTCCATACGGTAACCCACCACCTAGGGCACGATTTAAACCAAAACTTGGAGTTGGCTGATACTCAAAGGTAATTCCTTCTCCTGTTCCAAGACGCTTTCTAATTCTTGGGTCTAACTGCGATAGTACATCTTGTATATTAACTGACATTTACATCCTCCATAATTACCGTGCCATCTTTGGTTTTACCAAAACTAAATTTATACGATTTGCCTTCTTCAATATGCATATATGCTTTTGGAAATGCAGTAGGAAATACTGTTACTGAATGCAAATCTCTTGAAGTATCTGCTAAAGTTAAAGAAGCCATCTTTTTTCCAGCCTTTGTTATTCTTGATTTAAATGAAACAACAAACATTTCATCATCTGTATAAGGTAATTGCTTATAACCTAAAAACTTAACAAGTGCATTTGTTGATCCTTTTACTTCGTCAATAGGAACTGCAGAAACAATCCTATTGTCATTAGCAAGAACCAAGTAAGTACGACCTGTCTCAATAGTCGTTGATTCTTCATCAAATATACCAACACTCCCAGTTTTGTCCAAAATTTCAACTCTTGACCATCCCTTTCCTCGTTTAATTGCTTTAACCATACCCATTAAAATAAAAGATCCTTTTTCTTCAAAATCTTCAATTGATTGAATAAATGCATAATAGTGTGACGGAATAGAAATGTTAAACTCTGGAAGATTTAAATACTCATAAAGATTTTCTTTAATGTCTTCATCGTTACGTGGGTTATCAGAAAATGTTGCAGCACCAGTTAATCTAAGTGCATTTAATGCTCTGCTATTTACGCCATTACCTTTTGTAAATGTAAACTCTTCAAGTTGTTTATAACTATTAAAAGGTCTTGCGTCAATATATTTTTGTGCAATGTTATTTGAAATAAACTTAATCCCAGTTAATCCAAAACGGATACCCTTGCCTTCAATTTTAAAATCTAAATCTGAGTCGTTAATATGTGGCAGTTTAACTGATATGCCCATGCGTTTTGCTTCAATTAAATATTCTGTTCTACCGTCTTTATCTTTTTCGTTTTTAAGAAGGGCAAACATAAATTCAAGAGGATAGTAATATTTTAACCACGCCGTCCAATACGAGAGAGTAGAGTAAGCAACTGCGTGGCTTTTGTTAAACGAGTATCCCGCATGCTCTTCAAAGTCGTGCCAAAGATCCAAGGCTTTATTAGGAGATATGTACTTACTCGCCCCAGCCACAAACCTATCTTGAAATATATTGAACTCTTTTGCATCTTTTTTCTTTCCAATAATCTTACGAACCTTGTCAGCCTCTGCCATTGTCATCCCACCAAGATAAACGCAAGCCTGCATAACCTGTTCCTGATATAGAATACACCCGTATGTGTCATCTGTGAATTCTTTCATAACTTGATGTATGTATGAAATATTTTGCTTGCCGTGTTTACGAGCAATGTAATCTTTTCCAATAGTGTTCATGGCTCCTGGACGTACTAGTGCGTTAGATGCTGCTAGTTCGTTAAAATTCTTTACCCCCATCTTTACTAGAAGGTTTGTGTATGGAGTTGCTTCACACTGAAACACGCCTTTAGTATATCCATCTGAAAGCATTTCGTATACTTTAGGATCTGCCATATCAATAGACAAAAGATCAATATCTTTATAATGATTTTCTTTAACCATATCAATGCAATCTTTTACTACGCTTAAAGTTTTAAGACCAAGTGCATCAATCTTAATAAGACCAATTTTTTCTGCTTCTTCCATATCAATGCCAACAACTGGAATGCGATCATCTGATCCAGGAGAAGAACGAGTTTCTAAAGGTGCATATCTAAATATTGGATTTTTACTAGTAACAACTCCAGCAGCGTGAATACCAGTTCCTCTGATACGTCCACGCAATTGATCTCCGTAAATCTCTACCTCTGGATATTTTTCTCTAAACCAAAGTGTATTCTTAGACGAACAAAATTCATCCCAAGTATCAACAAGTTTTAAAACCTTATTAACATCTGTAAGTGGAATATCTAAAACTCGTGCAACATCTCGCACAACACCTTTATCTTTAAATTGAAGGAATGTTGCAATAGATGCTACGTGCCTATATTGTCTAACTAAATAATCTTTTACTTCATCACGACGAGTATCTTGAATGTCTGTATCAATATCTGGAAAGTCATTACGTTCTGGATTAATAAAGCGGAAGAACAATAGCCCATGCTCTAGTGGATCAATATCTGTAATACCAAGAAGATAACAAACCAAAGAACCAGCAGAAGATCCACGTCCTGGACCAACTAAGATTCCTTCTTTCTTTGCCCAAGAAATCATATTTTGAACTACTAAGAAGTATGGTGCAAATTTTTTATCTCTAATAATAAATAACTCTTCATCAAGCCTTTGTTCGTAGATGTCATTACCAAGCCAGTTAGAGTTTAATCTTTTTTCTTCTAAAGCAGCAAAGGCTAGGTTTGCTAACTCTTGATCTGGATTCTTATACTGAACTGGAAGTAAATCAAGCCCATCTTTAATATCATAGTCTTCTACTGTTTCTGCTAGCAATATTGTGTTTGAGTATATGTCTTCTCTATCAATACCCTGTTTTTCCATTGCTGCTTTAATTTCTTCATAGGAAAGTAAGTGAATGTCAAATTTATTGAATGTTATCTGACGATCTTCCCCATACAGATAGTCAAGGCGTTCCATCATAGAATCAATTTTTGTAGATTTTGCATATGTAGTATCTTTTTGTACCTTAGCGTGAGTATTCATTAAAAGTTTAAACTCTTGAATATCTTTTTGTGATTCGTCAACATGGTGACAATCTGGTGTAACTACGGCTTTAATATTAAATTCATCAGCAAGATCAATAAGATATTTATTTATTTCTGGTGTGTTATGTGGCATAACCTCAATGTAGTAATCGCTACCGAAGTTATCTTTAAACCATTTAATGTGTTTTTTAGCAAGTGCAAACTCTTGCTCTTCTAATGCTTTAACAATAACGCTGCTAGGACAAGCAGATGTTACAATAATGCCTTCTTTGTATTTTTGAAGAATCTCAAAATCAAACCTTGGTTTTTTAAAGAATCCATCTGTCCATGCTATTTCGCTAATTTTATTAAGATTTTCTAAACCTTTTTGGTTCTTGGCTAGAAGGATAATGTGATTATAAACAAGGTCTTGTTGACCTGTTCTTTCAGACTTATCTCTTTTATCTGATATGTCTGCACACATGTATCCTTCTAGACCAAGGATTGGCTTAATACCCTTTTCTTTTGCAGAACGGTAAAACTCTCTGTGACCAGAAAGTGAACCGTGATCTGTAATTGCAAGAGCGTTCATACCCAACTTGCTAGCACGGTCTACATACTCTTGTGGAGTTGCTATGCCGTCAAATAGGGAGTAGTGAGTATGAACATGTAAGCCTACGTAGTTCATCTTACCAATCTGTGTTGGTTGATGAAGTTACAGATGGAGTATCAAACCCCAAATAGAATGCTTCTTGTTCAGCATAAGGAATTTTCTTTAATGCTAACTCAAGAGGATATGGTTTTAGTGCTGCCCAGTTAAATGGTTCTTTGTCTGGTGCAGATGGAATAAGTGTGTAACTTGTTTCAGTGCCCTGACCGTTACGCTTTAACTTCCATGAAATGTTTGAGATGCTTCCTGTTTCAAGAGCATACTCACGAATAGTATTAAATGCAGATTGCTTACTTACGCCCATTGACCAAATGGCTACGTATGGCTCTTCAATGCCATCATCTACAAGTACGTTGCAATAAAAACGAAGACGTGCTCTCCAGCCAGCCTTTGGATCTTTACGGTGCATTTCTTCAGCCCAGTCACGGCCTTCTGTTTCCATAGTATCTACAGCCTTGCGCTTGTAGTCTTTTGGATTTGTGTGTTCTTTAACAACAAGTGCCAGTCCACGATCTGCATTATAGTTTGCAGAATCTTCGTCAAGTTCCTCAACGAATCTAATTTTTGCAGACTGTCCATCGGCAAGTTTTAACCATCTTACCTTTGGAGAGTTTTCATCATATTTTGGCTTGTCAACTAGGGCGTTAATATTCTTTAGTCCCTTTACAATAGTCATATTATTTTTTCTCCTTTTTGTCTTATCTATCTTAACATACTGGTGATAGAATTGTCAAACTGAAACTCCAGTTTTTTAATTGCATCATCATCCATGTCGCCTATATCTTTATATTTTTTATCTATATACACAGAAGTAACAACAGGTCCAAGTCTTTGAACTAACTTATCTCTCATTATTATTCCTGCATCATCGTTATCTGCAATCAAAACAATACTATTAAAATACTTTTCTAATAGTTTTATTTGTGCTGCAGAAACATTAGCACCCAGCGTAGCAACCGCAGGGAATCCTACTTGATCTAACCTAATTGCATCAAAAGAAGACTCTACTACATAGACAATGCTTGAAGTCTTTATTCTGTGTAAATTAAACAAAGTCTTACCTTTTGGCAAACCAGGAGTATTCTTAAATTCTTTACCCTCAACCGTTCTGCCAACAAATCCGATACACATACCATCTGGAGAGTGTACTGGAATTGTAACTGAGTCTTGCTTTTCTGAATAGCCAAGATTAAACTTTATTACTGAGTCTTTAGTTATTTTTCTACCTTCGTAATATCTAATCGCTCTTGGAGATTCTAATGCCTGATTGTTTAATCTTTTAATTAGTAATTCGTCATATTGAACAAACTCTGGTTTATCTACCAACGCTTTGTTTACTGATGTCTCAATGCTAGTTTCTTGTTCTTTACTTTTAATATATCTTATTGCTTCAAAGTATGTTCTATTAGATATATACATTACAAACTCAACAAGAGTTTTTGTGGTTTGACATCCAAAGCAAAAAAACAATCCATGCTCTTTTGATACTTCACCAGCAGGAGTTCTATTGTTGTTGTGATATGGACAAAATATAATATAGTCTGTTCCATACTCAGCCTCAATATCAATACCCGCACCAGTTAATACACGATTAACTTGTTCTGCTGTATAAGAATCTTTAACCATTCTTATCCTCATAATCCTTATAACGATAGTATCCTCTATCAAAGTCTACTTGAACTAAAAAGTCTCCCATAAAACCATTTCTATTTTTTCTAAATACGCATTCAATAATATCACTATTCGTAGCACGACCTAAAGCCATTACCCAGTCAGCATCATAAGCAATTTGTCTTGACCAAGCAGTTTGTCCCAAAGTTGGCGGGGTAGAAAGATCCTTAACATCATCTGGAGTAGCAGATGAAATAGCAATAATAGGAACCTCTTCGCTAATAGACATAAGTTTAAGTTCTCGTGAAAGGTTTTTCATACGTACCGTCTCGCTATCAGCCTTTTGATTTGGTGACATTAACTGTAAATAATCAACGACAACAAAGTCTGGTTTGTATTGATCAATCTTTCCACGTATAACTGAAGGAGTTAAGTCGCCACCATTATCATTAGAGATAATGTGAAACTCTGGCTTACCTTGTAACTTATCTGCATGCCACTTTTTAAGCATATCAATTTCTACTTCGCCATTGCTAAGTTTACGATGTGACCACAAACCTTCCCCCATAATTGCAAATACACGATTACGAACCTCTGTCTCAGACATTTCAAGACTTATGATGAGTGGGCTACGACCCTGTTTCCAAGCCTGTACAGCGAAGTACAGAGCCAACCAAGACTTTCCAATACCTGGGTATGCAAGAAAGACTCCTAGTTGTCCTGGCATGATTCCAGAAGGTAAGTAGTTATCAAACCCTGGTAAACCTGTTTTAATTCCAGTGTGGCCTAGGCTTTGCATCTTCTTTACATTCTCAAAGTATGCAATTGCTGACTCAAGGTCTGTTACTTCAATGTCTCTTATTGCAGCAGTATTCTTTTTTAATTCTGATGTTTTTGTAATAATATGTTCAAGAGCCTTTGGTCCATTACCGCCTTGAACTTCAGTTGCTGCATTACGTAAGATGTCTTTAAGGCTATCATTTAGATATTCGGTTTGTAATTCTTCAAGGTGATGCTTTGTTGCACCAACACCTTCTACTGGTACAAAGTCTCTAAATTTTTCTACAACTAAGGATACTGGTGGAACTGATTGATTATTTTCTGAGTATAGTCTGATAAAGTTCCAGACGTCGTTATGAGTTCTTAAAAGGTTGTCAACATTTGCTTGTAGTAGTACGTGGATTTGTTTGTCATTTAGTACTGCGGTGATTAACTTTGCTTCTGTATTATTCACTAATCCACTTCCTTGCTAATTTTCTTCGCTCTTCTCGGTCTTTAATGTCTTGCTCTACTTCTAGTTTTGCTTCCAATATTTTTTGTGCGTTGTATGCAAAGTAACTCCAAGTAGGGGAAAGAGAAATATTAAAATAGTAATCCAATAAATCATAACAAACCCCTATCCCATAAGATTCAACAAGAGCGTCTGCAGCCCATTGCTCAACATTAAGGTTCATGTTACTTTTGGCTTCATATCTTTGTAGATGTAATTTATTATACCTACTTAGCAAAGCCATACGGTCTTTGCGTTCTGCCACTATTCGCTTTTAAATTCTTTTGCTTCGTTGCTTTTTTCAATTAGTTTGTTTTCAACAAACTTATATACACGCTCAAATGCTTGATCTATGTTTTCTTCGTCACGCTTGTAATCAACAATCCCAAGGTCAAACCTTATTGATTGAAAGTTGCCTAGATTGTGTGTATATCCTAGTGTTACTGATACCTTTGTATTTTTATTTTCTTCCATACCCCACCATTTCTGCTATTAGATATTCTCTGCCCAAACAGGAATAAATCTACCATCTTCTGTCTTCGTATATGTAAGTATACCGTCACCCATGCGCCTTGTCAATTCTTGGCTTGTAGGCGTCATATTATTTGTTATAAGCCCATCTTTTCTTGGTTGTCCTATATGTATAGTAGCCAGTATAGCACGTATGTCCCTTACCGTGCTTTCTGAATAATAAGATCTAATTTGCCAACCTCTTTGTCCATCTAACCTTGCACCAATTGGTTTTGGTATCATTCCAGTCTTCATTAACTTAGGCATATATTTTCTATGACGATTAATTAATTTAGCAGTCTCAGTAACAGTGTATGCACGTTCTCTGTTTTTTCTAAAATCAGATCGTAAGCAAGTTTCAATTCTATCTTTAGTAATATTATAAACAGAAACCATTCCAGTAGATCTTGAACTGTGATGTAGCCTTACCAAGTCCCCATTAAGAAACCATATTTTTTTATTACCTTTTATTACAGTTTCGTTATTGTATTCTTGGCTCTCAATATTTCCTTTGCTAGTAGCCATCTACCTTCTTCACTTTCTGTTGGGGGATGAAAAAATTTTCTTTCTCCACATCCCATGCAATATGTTTCCATATGTTGAGCACTGCTGTACTGTCTATCAACAAAGATTCTACCCTTGCATTTTTTGCAAGAAATCATTAATTATTTCCTTAGTTTGGAATTCCAACAATAACTAGATGGACTGATAAAGATAGGTCGCCAGAAGCCCCAAACCTTACAACACCTTCTACTTTTGTTTCTGTAACACTTTTTAGAACAATATTTACGTTTTGTCCTGCTGGTGTTTGTCCAGTGTTAACTGGTGTTGCTGATACTATTGGTGGATATTTAAAGTCTTTAAAGTCATAAGTAAACGTTCTTTCGTTACCCGCCGAAACTGTTGAGTTATTTGCAACTTCAACCAATCCGCCTACTATTCTTGTGTTAGAGGTTTGAACCTCTGCCTTGCCTGCACTTGCTGTATCAATAATTGTTTTACTTGTCTGCTTAGAAGCAACATTTGTAGAAAGGTCATTTACGGCCTCAATTAATTGATATAAATATGTAACATCAAGAGGTTGCCCTCTTTCTGGTAGTGGTACTTTTGCCATTTATTCCTCCTATTTTATTATACCAAAGAAACTAAGCCAGAGTTGTATATTTGGAAATTGGCATTTAGTGTTTTTTCAGATGATTCAACTTGAATAATTACACGTACATTTGTAGTTCCAGTTTTAATAAATTGATATGAATGGATTGGTGTTGTGCCGTGGTAGGTTGCTGTGGCCCCATCAAATCCAACAAAAACATCATACTTTGGTCTATTTAATTCATCTCCCCAAACTGCACTAATAACTGATGTTGAAACCTGTACGGCTCCAGCAACGCTAGTAATTGAGTCATCTAGTACAAGATTTATTGGAGACCATTGAGACGTTCTGTTTTTATCTTCAGAAACAATTCTGTATCTAAAAACGTATCCAACTTTGTCATGATCTAATGGTGGCAAAGATGCTTTTTTAATTATAACTTTTTTAATTCCTGCATCAGCCATTATGAATTGTTTCCGCTAGAAAGATCTACTGAAAATCTAAATTCAACATAATTACTAGTATTAGGACTCTTAACAATGGTTTCTGCGCCTGAAGTTTGAATTACTGAATATCCTGTTAATCCATAAAGTGGATTTACTGTAGCAACATTTTCTAATTTTAAAGCGTCTAGTGCTACATAGTAGTTGCCAGACGGATTGACTCCATCAATAACGCATGCGTATATTTTAACTACAGAGACAGCATTCCAGTCAAAGCCAGATGTTCTGTATAGTTGTTGAAGTTGTTTTGTTACAACAAAGTATCTTTCTGTAGCAAAATCGTATTGTCCGCCACTACTATCGTCAGCAACTTCTGCTTCAAGTCTTGCAAATTGTGTTCCACTTGTATTTTCAAATGAAACTAAAACTCTGGCTCTTTCTGGTTGAGTTCCAGCCCCGTATGTTCCATCTCTATTTATTATTGAAAATGCTAATCTTAATTCATCTGTTGGAGAGTTTTTTGTAAAGTCAACTGTTGTTCCGCTTAACCTGATATAGTTTGATGATGCTCCTATTTCAAAAGTATCTTGTGTAGGACCACTATCTGATTCAATATCAAGATCAGCCTCGTTACCCTTTATCATAATTACATTATTTAAAAA